CACAAAGCTAGGACCATCGCGATAGTTGATTATTGGACTCAAACAATTTTAGAGCCATCTGAACGACATCTCGTTCAAGCGACAATGAAATTGTACCCACAGTCTTGTGACTACTTCTCTCACTCTAAAGGATTCGATAGAATGTTTGAAAGGTTGAAAGTCGGTGACGTGTTCTACGATTGTAGTAACTGGACAGACCGATTTCCCGTGGAGTTACAAGAAATTGTTCATAAAAATATGTTCAATTCCGACATCACTAGATGTTGGCTGGATTTAGTTGTCAAATGTCCCTGGGTTGTGGAGAATTCTACACAAACTGTGAGATATGCTAGAGGTCAAGGAATGGGGACTCGTGGAAGTTTCCAGATTGCCCAATTGACTTCGTGTCTTTTAATGGATTACATATTCGTAAGACATTATCAGATTAAGCACAACAATAAATATTGGGGTGAGGTTGGAGATGACATGGGATGCCATGATCCTGAAGGGCATGTTCTCGAAACTTATAAGTTTCTTGATATACCGATCAATTTAGCTAAAACTAAAACATCCACTGATGAAAATCTGTGCATGGAATATGTTTCGCGAAATGTCAACCTCGGCAAGGACGTAAGCAGGATCTCTGCACGTAATTGTCAAGCCTTGGAAAAGAACTTGTTAGATATAACAAGTTTAGTTCTCCACCTTCATGAAAGAACAGAAGTGTTCGATTATGAATTGCTTTTTAAAAACCTTAGATCTTTGAAAACTTCAAAGGGCAACCCACGATGGAAATTCCGTTCATGGGAAATATTATATAAGACACTTGTTCTCAATAATATCATTTATCCAGATGAAGTACTTGGATCTATCGCAATCCCGTTGTACAAGGCACTCAAGGAAACTACGATTGTCAATAAAGAATTAATTCTTTTCAGCGACATTAAAATAGATAGTGATATATCACTATTATTAAAAATTGCGGTCCTGGACAATATCTGTAATAAGATAGTCAAGGCCAAGGAGACTCTAATTAATGATCATAGGGGGACTGAAGGAAATCCTTTTCCTCCACCTGATCACTCTTTAGTTAGTGCGATTGTTGATAATTCACTTAGGCCCGAGGGAACTCCTCCGGTGCCCATTTGGAATTATTTACCAGATATAGATAGTGGTTGTGCAACATATCAATATATGCATGCTCTATCCCTACAAAATTACCATAAGTTCATTGCTGAATTTTTCGGCTCTAGAATACTCAATGGTGAGGATTTCTCTCAGTTAGAATTAGCTGAAAAGATTTTCCTAATTGATCAACTCGAATCCGAGTTGACCAGAATACTCATATCTGTTACACCTAAACAGGTATTTGGTAGACAGAACTCTGACTATCAAAAAACAAGACAAAGGGTATCATACTCCTATTCTCTTTTGAGACATTTCTCAACAGAGGAGGACTTGGATGAGTTTAGGCTAAAGTTCAATTGCGAACTTGAGGCTATTTTGGAAATGAAGGGATATTTCCCTGATAATCCAATAGTAGTTGCACGTTCTGAACCTGAATAGGTTTCAAAAAACGTCACGGTAACCATTCCGTACAGAAAAGGTGAACTGATTTTTTCAAATTCGTTCCATCTTCTGGTGAGTTCCTTGATATATTAAGGAACTTTCCTTGAAGGCTTGGAAATA